GCCTTAAGCTCCCGGGTGATTAGTGCTTTCACGCTGCACCGCCAGCGTGCCGCAGCCAGATGCAGACCGCGCCATCTTCTGTGTCGTGAATTGAACCGACAAACCAACCATCGCCGGCAGGTGATTCTGGCTGCCAAGCAGAAATGTCATAGCCGTCAACATCTGGATCAGCGTCGTCCTCATCGCGGTAAATCACTTTCCACTCGAGGCTGTTCTTTTCCAGCCACGCGTCGAACTCAATGGGCGAAATGGATTCGCGGCCATCACAAAATTCATCGTAAAGCGGGTGGGTCCAGTAGCCATACTGGTTACGTTCGACGGGTAGGGCTTTAAATTCTGTTGTCATTGTTCTGCTCCGAAGCGGCGATTAAGCCGCCCTGTGTAAACGACGAACTCCAGGAGGCTAACTCCAAGAGCTTCAATTTTCTTGTGATGCTTGTTGATGATGGGAGGCACCGTTTCGTTCCAGTTAGGCTTTGGCTTCTTGCGCATGGCCTGCTGTATTTCCTCGGTGCAGCGGCGACAGGCGGAGCGGATGGCGTTGTCTGTTTCTGGCGTCATGACACCTCCAAATAGGCCCGGATGAATTCAGCCGCAGCCTGTGCGTTTATGGCGTTACCGTAGCCCTTAAGTCGGCCTGTGCGGTTGCGTCCAGCCATTGCTCGTAATGAGGACTTTCCGTGTCCCAGGCTTTTGGCAAACCTTGCAACCAGCGGGAATGTGCCGGGTTCAACTGGACGCCATTTGCCATCTCGACATAAGAGCCAGTCCGCATCTCGCCAAAAACCGTTAACCTCAAGGGGCCTGCTGTGTAAGCCTGGCGTGGTAACTGATCCAGCCGCTCCTTCCCATCCCGCTGCGCTGTCATCCCTGATGTGTCTTTCCAGTCTCGTGACGTCGGTGTTACCCAGCCCGTCAATAGTGCTGTGCCCGGTAGTTTCAGGCAGACTTTTGGTGATCCGTCCTGATTCTTCCCGCTGTAGCAATGAGTCGATCCGGTTGAGTCGTTCGCCACCGGTGTTTGCCACCCCGTCAATCGCGCAGCTCCGGAGACGTGTTGCAGACCCCGCTTCGTCTCCGGTTGTGGATTCGTATTCGCTACTGGCGTGGGCCACCCAGTAGGCCCGCTCTCTGATGTGCGGCGCACCGACGCCCGCTGACGTAAACGGCATAAGCCCGAAGGCGTATCCCACTCCTTCCAGGTCTGCCTGTACAAGGTCGAACCATGTGTTTGCGTTACCGCTTGCAACCTGTTCGCCAAAGACATGCTGAGGTCTGCGCTCGCTGATGAGATGGAAGAAGTGGGGCCAAAGGTGCCGCTCGTCAGCAAACCCATCTCCTTTGCCTGCCGCGCTGAAAGGCTGGCACGGACAGGAGCCGGTCCAGACTGGCTTATCGTCAGGCCATCCGGCGAGGCGCAGGGAATGAGACCAGACGCCAATTCCGGCGAAGAAGTGGCACTGCGTGAATCCTCGCAAATCGTCAGGTGTGACATCTTCAATACTCCTTTCATCAACTTCGCCAGGTGCGATATGCCCGCCGGCGATCAGGTTGCGCAGCCACTGGGCAGCAAACGGGTCGATTTCATTGTAATAAGCTGCTGGCGTCATGCGGCCTCCGTCTTCACAACGTCGATGGCGCAGCCGGGGATCAGCTCAACGGAAGCGGTGGCGCACTGGTTTCCCCAGTGACTCCAGCCTAGCGCTGCGCTGCGACTAAACAGCTCAATGCGAGGCACATCACCGTAAAGCAGCTCCAGCCGGTTTCGCACTTCCCACGGCTTTTCGCTGTGCGCGCCGAGCGGGCTGTAGACCACCTGCTTAATCCCGGCGTGCTTACGTTCCAGCCCAGCGCCGCGGGTGGCAATCAGCAGATCTTCTGTGTTGGCCCGGGTGTGGTTGCCGCCGTTCATGCGCGTCTCGGCGTTAAGCAGATCGAGGAAGTCGTAAAAGTCGGTGACTTCACCCTCGGCCAGCGCCTTGTTGATGCGCAACTCGGCATTTTGATTCAGCTTCACCCAGGTAAAGCCCTTCATCGTGCGAACGGTAAATCCCCAGGCCTCGGCCAGTTCGATAGCCTCCTGGTTATGCGTGCCGGTGTACCACATCGCCAGCACCGAGTTTTCGTCGGCAAGCTCCCACACCGGCAGGCGCTTAATGTCGATTAGCTTCATGGTTGAGTAGTGATCGGCGGCAGCGCCGTTGCTGATGGTGTTGCCGTAAGACCAGGGAGGATCAGCGTAGATAAGAGCGTATTTTTCGGTCATGCCGCCTCCTGCCTTTCCCGATATTCCTCAGCGAGCCGCTGCGCCTTTAATGGATTGCTGACCACTTCACCCCATGGCATTAGCCAGCCGTTACCAATGAACGGAAGACACAGTTTGCCAACCCTGATGTCGTCGTGAGCGTGAGTCATTAGTCACTCCTTGAAGCACCGCCGAGACCTTTGCGGTTGTCGTTGATATATGGGTCAGCTGGCGTGTAGTTGGATGGAGCAGGGGGTGAATCGTCGTTGGCTCTTTCTTGCTGGATGATTTGGTAAAGCTCTTTGCGGTCTGCTCGCTCAGAGGGTGAAAGCTTCCGGTCAGGGATTGGCCGGAGAAGATATTTTCGATACTCGGGGGTAAATTTGTTCATTGGTTTCTCCTGACCGGGAGATGCTTCAAAAGGGTATATCGTCGTCGAAGTCCATTGGCGGTTCGTTAGATTGTGCTGGTGCCGACTGCTGCTGAGGACGAGACCGTGCGCCGCCGCTGAACTGATTTCCGCTCTGCGGTTGGCCGCCACCTGCTGGTGCCGCACCACCGCCCTGACGACCACCCAGCATCTGCATTGTGCCGCCGACGTTTACTACAACCTCGGTGGTGTACCTCTCGACGCCAGCCTGATCTGTCCATTTGCGGGTGCGCAGCTGGCCCTCGATATAGACCTGAGAGCCTTTACGCAGGTATTCCCCAGCCACCTCGGCCAACTTTCCAAACAGAACGACGCGGTGCCATTCCGTTTGCTCTTTCTGCTCGCCAGTAGCCTTATCTCGCCATGACTCCGATGTCGCCAGCGTCACGCTGCACACTGCGCCTCCGGATGGCAGGTAACGGACCTCGGGGTCTTGCCCGAGGTTACCGACGAGGATCACTTTGTTTACGCCTTTGCTAGCCATTTACGCCGCCTGTTTAAGTTCTTTAAGTCGAATGCCAGTAACGTCTTTGCATTTGGCCTGGTGCTCAGCAAATCCGCTCAGTAATTTCCATGTATCTTCATAACGATGCTTTAGCTGATCGCCATCATTTTCCGAACTGGCGTATGCAGTGAATTCGGCGAGGATTTTGTCCGCATCCACTGACTGAGGTGCCTGGTCTTCCTGCTGTTGACCATCATGAGGCTGCTGGTTCTTCTCAATCGGTGCTCCTGATGGCAATGCCCATCCGGGGAGCGCTGGTGCTTTCCAGTAGAACGCGCCAACTTCTTTTGATTTTGCGTAGTGGAAACCGGGCGCACGTGTTGCTGAAACCACTGCGAACCCTTCTTCTAGGTTGTAGAGGTATCGACCGATACCCCATTGCACGGCTGCACGTTTCATGGCACCAGAGCGGCCACCTTTCACAGCTTCAACCTGTGTGTTTTCTGCCGCATCCCACTTGGTGATCCACTCGCCTTCGACTTTTATGGAAATACCGCATTCAACGCCGCCATTGTTCGGAATATCTTGGTACTCGTTACGCCAGCCAGCCTTGCCGCATACTTCATCAAGCCGCTTCATGATTGCGCGGTTGGTTACGTAGGCCAGCACCTTAGCCCAGATGCCGTTATTGTTTTTTCCCGCCTGCTGAATGCGCCACTCAATATCCTCGCTGGCAAATGGCGCATCTAATCCATCAAGGTTCATGTGTAATTCCCCGCAAATTCATCCCAGCTAATGACCGGGTTCTGCCGCTCGGCGGCCAGGTTAACTGGCTCGTCATCACCCTCCGGCTTTTCTGGCAGCACGTCGCGCATAAGGCGCAGGAATGACTCTTCATCCCACAGTTCTGCTGCCGTCATGCTGCACGCTCCTGATGGGTGATGACGTAACCCTGCTCAGCCAGCCATTCGATGACTTCT